AGTACATTCATCAAATAATTGCATCTGTAAATTTTCATCATTACATATTTTTTTAATAGCTATTGGTTTAGATATTTTAAGGTTTTCTTCATCTGCTATATTTTTTAAAATTTTTTTAGCAGATTGTAAAATTTTTAATTTATATTGACCATCAAAAAAATCTTTTTTTATTTTTTTATATAAAAATTTTTTAAAGATTTTTATATTTTCCATTATTTCTTGACACGTTATATTATTTGTATCAATATCAATAGTATTTGAAAAATCATTATAATTTTTAGTTAAATATTCTACAAATTTATGAAAATGTTCAATGTTATGTTTATATAATTTTAATAATTTTATATCGTTAAAAATAGAAAATGGTATTTTCAATAAACCATCTAAATATTGACGTGACTTAGCACCAGAATCTTCAGATTTAGATTTAATTTCTTTAAGTTTTTGCATAGCTTTTTCCTTAACACTATCATTGGTTTTTAATAAACATATTTGTTGTTCTAATGGAATTTTGTTATCATCAATTTGCGATAATTCATCTATTCTAGTTAATGTATTTTTTATAGAATTTTTAAAATAAAATTTAATTTCATATGGTAATGAATCATACAATTGAATTTGTTTCTTTGAATCAATTTGTTTGGTATCATCAGTTGAAAGCATATCATATAATAGATATGCTAAATATTGATTTTCAGCATTATTGTAATCAATTAAAAGAGATATAGTAATTAATCGTTGATGTATAATATTAGATACACTATATTCTTTAATAATTTTCATAACAGGAGAAGAAGTTATATATTTTGACATATTTACGTATTTACTGTAAATGTCATATAATTCTTGTGTAGAAAATAATAATAATTCTTTAATTGATAAAGAATCGCAAAATAATTTAAATGATGAATTAGATAAAAGGTCTGTATATGATGTTTTAAAATTATTTAATTTATCAGAAATATATGATCTATGTATTATATTTGGAGGTATATCATGTAATATACCTGATACAATAATACATTTTTTATCCTTTTTATCTTGAAAACATATACGTAATCCATGTACTTTTAATAATAATGGATTTTTTGTATTTTCTAAATTTTCAATATCAATACAATCTAAAGTATCATTTGATTTTGAATTATCAACTGTTTTTATAACATTATAATTAATAGGGGTAAAATAATCACATAAAAAATTAAATTTCATGTTATCTAGAAATATATTAGAGCCATAACAAACAGTTGTTAAATCTTTTAATTTTTCAGTACCATAATCTTTAAATATTGCAGAAATTTTATTATTTATAACTTGTAATTCGTTTATAGAGCTACAATCATCAATTAAAGTTTGTATGGAAGATATAGACATCATACAAATTTTTAAATCATTCTGCGAAAACAACTCTAAACTTTTTTTAAATTGTAGGGATTTAATTGTTCTTAAAAGTATTTCATGAAAAAAAAGTTTTTTGGAATTGAATAAATTAGTAAAATTATCGTTTTCGTCATTCATATATTTTATCGATATATAAAATTCGTATAAAAAGAGCCGCAGTCACCCTATATTGAAACCTAGGTTCTCGATTTATTATTTAACACAACTATATAAACACTAGATAACATGTATATGTATATAATATATTAATGGGCATACCATATTATTATACGCATTTAATAAAACGACATAATCAAATTTTAAAAGAATTTGTTATTTTATCTAAAAATGTATATTTATTTATTGATGCAAATTCATTAATATATGATAATTGTATAGATACATCAGATGAATCATTAATTATTGATGGTGTTATTAAGAAAATAAAATATTTAATAAATGAATGTAACAGTAAATATACATATATAGCATTTGATGGTTTACCTCCTTTCGCTAAAATAGAACAACAACGTAATAGACGATACAAATCTTGTATTACAAAACGAATTTTAAATAATGAAAACAAAAGTAAATGGGATACATGTGCAATTACACCAGGAACAACATTTATGACAAAAATAAATGAAAAACTTAATAAAACATTTTCAGCAAAAACTAAATATTTTGTTAGTGGTAGTGATATTCATGGGGAAGGTGAACATAAAATATTTAATTATATAAGAAATAATAATGAAAAATTAAAATCAAAAGATGTAATATTATATGGTCTTGACGCAGATTTAATTATGTTATCTTTACATCATTTAAAATATTTATCAAACATTCATTTATATAGAGAAACTCCAGATTTCATTAGATCTATAAATATAGATATGGATCCTGATAAAAAATATTTAATGGATATTCGCGAATTATCTTTAATTATTGAATCAAATAATATTTCTATTGATGAATATTTAATTTTGGCATTTTTTATGGGTAATGATTTTTTGCCACATTTTCCTAGTTTAAATATACGTAAAAAAGGATTAGAAAAAATACTAGATATTAAAAAGAAAAATAATAATAATTTAATAGATGATAAAGGTAAGATAATATGGAAAAATATACGTACAATAGTAAGAGAATTAGCAAATACAGAAAAATTATCTTTTAAACAGATATATGATAGCAAAATACATGTAGAAAATTATGAAACATGTGAGGAACGATTGTTAAATATACCCACAATAGATAAAACGTTAGAAAAAACTATTAATCCATATAATAATGATTGGAAATTTAATTATTATAAGCAATTATTTGATATTGATATAAGATATAATGAAGAAATTATAAGTAATATATGTAAAAATTATATAGAAGGATTAGAGTGGACATTTAAATATTATACTGGTTGTCCGATAAATTATAATTGGCATTATAAATATGAATACCCTCCTTTATTTGAAGATTTAATAAATTATATTCCATTTTATGATATGGAATATACAAAAGAAGAAAAAACGAATTTTAATGAAATTATGCAATTATGTTATGTTTTACCCTATGATTCTTTGCATTTGATTCCAAATAATATTCGTTACAAATTGAATATGGATTGGTATAAAACCGATTGTGATATAATATGGGCTTATTGTAAATATTTTTGGGAATCACATGTAATATTACCCACAATTAATATAGAACAACTTGCTAATATAGTTAATAAAGGCGTGATCACACTCTAGTTGGTACATTTACAGGTAATTTACTACCTACAATCGAATTACCTTGTAATTTTCTATTTACAATATAACCACCAGTAATGGATACAATTATAATTACAAGTATTCCTAATATTCCTGATGCATCAGAATATTCCTCTTGTATTTCCTTTGTAACTTCTCCAGTTCTAGAAGCAAGCTCACATGCTGCTCTGTTTTGCTCTCTAATTGCATCATTATAATTTTTTTTATCCATCCACTTATTACATTGTGTAGTTTTAGTTCCACATCTTGAATCAAGTACTACAAATACTGGGTTTAATCTTTCGAAATTTTTTTGATTTGGAAATGCATTTAAAACTGCTAACCATCTTTTTTTAGTATCTTCTATTGTACCCAAAGTTAATATTTTTTGTACTATTTTATATAAACTGGGCATTAATTTTTTGAGAAAAAGCATAAATATACGATAAATACAATAAGCAGCAAATAATGCAGCGTAAAAAGGAAACGCTGGATGATGCTTTGCATAATATATTGTAGTATTAAGTCTTGTTATAAAACCATTAAAGCTTAATATAGATTGAATTTTATTACCATATTCATCTTTTTTTACAAATAATGCAAAAAGAATAAGTAAAATGGGTGATATAATAGAAATAAGCAATATTTTTAACTTCAAGTTAAATAGATTCCATATATATATTATAGTAACTATTACAATATCAATTAATAATAAAGGTGTTAAAAATGTTGTTCTGAATAATTCAATGTAAAATAATGTGATCCCAATAATTGTTTTTTTAAAAATATTTCTAAAATTTTTAAAATAATTATTGGCATTTTTGGGAATCTTTTCTACTTTAAATTTTTTTTTCTTACATCTTGAGCTTTCTTTACATGCTTCCTCTCCTTTCTTTCTCTCTTTTTTCTCCTCTGGTGTCTCTACATATTGACCGTTTTTATAGTTTTTACACATATTAGAATTGAAACCTTCAAATATAGAATTACTTGTTAAATAACAATAGATTGATGCTAATGATATTAACAAAAAATAAATGATCATTGTTATATTATTTAAATATAATGATATATAATAATATAATAAAAATATGAATGAGATAATAGGCATGGATGTAAATAGTTTTAAACAACTTATATCAGAAAAAGAAGGATGTCTATTAATAAAATTTAGTGCTGAATGGTGTGGTCCATGTAAAAAAATAGCTCCTTATATTGAAAAAAAAATAAATGAAATAAAAAATAAGAAATTAGAATATATTAATATAGATATAGATGAAAATTGTGATATTTATATATTTTTAAAAAGAAAAAAACTAGTTACTAAATTACCTACATTTTTATTGTATAAAGCTTCTAATAGAATAATAGATGAAGAAGAATTTTATATACCAGATTATTCTGTTATTGGTACAGATGAAAAAGAATTGGATATAATGTTTAAATATATAGAATAGGGGGAACCAAAGTCCCCCTTTACCCCTTCCTTTCTTAAGGGATAGAAAGATTCATTATAATAAAATTGAAAAATTAATATGATATTCAAAATTACAAAATATTAAGATGCCTTTCATATTTGAATTTATTATCGGATTGACAATCACTTGGGTAATATTGGGTATAATATTATCTTGTTGCACATCAATATACAGAAATTGATGAGGGGGAACCTAGGTTCCCCCTTACCCCCTCCTTTGTGTCTTTTTTAAAGTAAGAGATATAAATGTAATATATCTATTCATAGTAGATATATTACTCAAAATAATTACACTATATATGATAATAAAAATAGTTTAAATAAAATAAAATATATGGTATTAAACTTATATGTTTTTTAATGGTCAAAAATGTAATTTGAATAGCACATCACAATGGGCATGGGTTAATCATGATATAAACGAGATAAATGTGTGTGATTATATTAAAAAAAAAGGTGATGATTTGCGGTGTAAAAATGGACACGAACTTATATTATGTCAAGGTACAAAAATCAAAAAATATTTCAGACATAAAAATTGTGATGATTGTGGGGGTAGACACATGACAGAATGGCATATTAGAATGCAAAGTTATTTCGCAAATACAGAGGTTATATTAAAAAAACTAGAAAATCAAATTCGCGAACGACGGGCTGACGCATTAATAAAAAACTATAATACTATAATAGAATTCGAACATAGTGGCAAATCGAGGGAGGATGTAGATTGTAAAACAAGAGATTGTAAACTACACGGCATGGAAATAATTTGGTTTATTGATGGTAATACAGACGACGTTATTGTTGAAGAATTAACCACAGGTTCCTTTTTAATTACTTTTTGTGAAGATTGGAAGTTTAAATCGTTCACACATAATTATTCATTTGTTTTACTAGAAAAAGATGATAGAGTATTCAAAATACCTGTCAATAAGGTTTTAAATAAAATGATTCTAGTTAAGGAATATATACCAATTGATGATGTTATGAATAAACTCAATAAAAACCCCACAACTATATGGGACGAATGGAAAGACGACAATAGTGTAAATGCGACGTTAACTGTTTATCAAAAAGGTGCTGGAAATGGTAAAACATACGGTATATGGAAATCAATATCATTAAATCGGGATAAAGAAGTATTTATTATTGTCACAAAACAACATTCTGCAAAATCGGTTATCCTTAAAGAACTGAACGATCAAGTAGAACGCAACGAATATCATATTGTAGACAATCTAGATGAAAAGCAAGAACAAGAGTATGCCCGCAAATACATAGTGAAATATAAACATAAACATTCTGAACGAGAGTGTATTGTTATTATCGGAACAATAGACTCTTTTATTTATAACTTAGTCTATCGTGACCACAACAACAGCAACTCAAATGTCTTTGAGGGATTGTTAGAAACTATAATAGAGAGTGGCGTTACAAAGGTCAATAAAGAAACAGGTTCCTTCTTATACGCAGGTAAAAGAGTTAATCTTGACAAAAAAACTGAACTCTGGATAGATGAGGCACAAGATCTTCAAATAAATTATTTCAACGCAATTATTAAATTGATATACCAAACCCAAATAGATGTTGTAATTGTAGGCGATAAATTACAATCTTTGGAGTTTAAAGAAAATTTTATAACTTGTATTGAAGAGGATGAAACAAACATAAATTTTATTAGAGAACCCCCAACAAACGAAAATCGTAGAATACATGTAGAGAAAATGTCAGATGAAATAAACAAATTAATAAATTTTGATAAATATAATTTACCAAAAATAAAATCGGTAAATAAACACTTATTGACTATTGATGAACCGGTAGAAATTATTGATGCTCCGTGTATATATGCAAATAACACGTCAGATACTAATATGGAAAAAATTAATGAGTATATAGAACGCATT